ATGGCGCTATCGTCGTTGAGCTGGGTCCGGCCCCCGTTGATCGCGCCAACACCGTGCGAGATTTTTGTCGGCTGGATAAGGACAGCCGCATCGTACGCAGCCTGCGCCGCTGCGACGTCTGCAGCAGTCATTTCCGAGACGAACTCCACGCGCGCTGCACCGAAGTTCACGGGCTTGGGCAGCTCATATTCTTTTGAATGCCACTGGTATACGAGACGGAAACCGGCGTCAGCGTCGTACTCCTTCAAGCCTTCGTCATCCACGATGTAGAGCTTGCCGTTACGCGCGTCAGCGTACAGCTCGACACAGTCGATGTGCAGACGAGTAAGAGATGCGCTTTGCTCTTGCGGCATAAAGAGAAGGATGTGCGACACCGCGTCAGTCGCGGTTTTGTAGCGCACGAACACTTTGCCTTCGGTCGTTGCAGAGACCATCGAAGAGGGCAGTAGCGCCAGCCATGCCATGCGAGGTGGCATAAATGACGCCGTCGCCGACCGAGCACATCGATCGTTTGGAAAGACACGGCCACACAGAATCGACGCGCTCAAGCGTCACAGAAGCAGGGTCGACGCCATCCGCCATGTACGGCTGGCCCAACGTACCAACCACCGCTACGGTGCCGTACGCTGCAAGCGCCACGGCTGGATACGCCAGCCCGAACTGGTACGCAGTCGGCCACGCATGCGGCTGATAAGGCTCGCTCATGTAAAGCGTCGAGCCGCTAATCCCGGCCAGCGCCCCGCTCGGCATAGAGACGACGCTTCTGAGCGTTGCAGGCGGAGGCAGCCAATCATCTGAGATCAGCTCGTCGCCCGGGATGAGTGCGTCGGTGATGGTGTCGTTGTACGTGGTCGCAGTAATGTTCTCGGCGACAAGTTGGAAAGTCGCGTTCGTGCCCGCGGATCGGTAGAGACGCCGCGTCATGCCCACCGTGTTCCACGGTGCATCGCGCGTCCACGTGCCGCCCGCCAAGTAAACCTGAATGGTGTCGAGCGCAACGTAGAAAATGAGCGAGCTGACAACGCCAGCGACCGTCCACGTTCCATTCAGGTCCGTCATCCCAGTCACACCAGCGATCGTGATCTTGTCGCCTACGCGCAAATAGTGGGCTTGGCTCGTCGATACCTGCGTGAAGGTGTTGGAGGGTGTATCCAGCGAAGCGGTGGTGATCGACCCCGTATTGAGGGGGAACGCGCTCATTCCCGTGATCGCCCACGTATCGTCCACTTTGCCAGTGGTCAACGTGCTCGCAGGTGAAGGCGAAGACTCTTCAGCGTCCTGCGACCAGAACGTGTAGACGTACAGACGCGTAGTCGTTGCACCCACGCCACCAGAAGGAGCTACGGCAGGTGCAGCAATCGGCGCAGGGATACCGAGTGAAAGATCGGAAGCGACAGTCTGGAACGTGGAGAACCTATTCCACTTCGGTCCAGCATCGCCGGTCCACACGTAGCGATACTCAACCTCCGGGGGGAGCGGAACCGTAGCGATGTCGACGTCCATCGTCCAGCCGCGCCACTTCTCTGCCGTCAGATACTCCGCTCGAAACACAGCGAGGTCGTTTGCGAGCGCAGCGTCGGTCATGTACGGCCGACGAATCGGGCGGATTTCGCCCGACAACAGGTTTACGTTGTCAGCGGTTTGTGCGAAGCCCTCGTTCAGCAAACGCTCCGCGGTGCGCGGGACGATGGGGCCGAACGGCGAGATTTTGAGCGCGGCTATGACACCGCTCCGCGTACGTTGGGCGACGAGTTGCCAGCAAGGAACGTCGCAGTGAAGCCGTTCAGGTTGACCGCCTTGCCCGCAGCGCCGCCGCCGAAGTCTGTGCCGCCGTCACCGGAGTTGGTCTGCGTACCCGTGCCTCCAGCCGCTCCAAACCCGCCGCCGCCACCACCACCGAGAGACACGACACCTGATCCATCGCCAACGCCAGTCGATCCAGCAGTGGAATGGGCGCCGCCTGCCCCGCCAGAGGCAGTTCCCCCGCCAGTCGAGGCACCGCCGCCGCCGCCAGCACCGCCACCCGTAGCAGCAACAGGAGCACCACTGCCGCCCGCTGCACCGCCCGCGTTCAGCACCCTTCCCCCGCCACCGCCACCGGAGATGCCATCTCCGCTACCATCGGTTCCGGTGGACCCGTTCGAACCAGCGTTACCCGGAGTGCCGCCGCCACCGCCGCCAACAGCCGCGACAAAGCGATCCTGAGCGCTTCCTCCCGAACCCCCCCCAGCGCCACCGCCACCGCCAACGAAAGAGTTTTGAATAATTCGGGTGCAAAGTGCGCCGCCGCCGCCACCGCCGCCGCCGAGAATGTACGAGCCCGTGTTGTCGATAATGATGTTGTACTGCAGGTGCATGGCGTTACCGCCAGCGCCGCCAGCGGCTTGCGTACCGCCAGCGCCGCCCATTCCCATCACGGCGCCGCCAAGGTTGTTAAAGAGATTTAGAACCGAACCAGCAGCCCATCCGGACCCGGTATCGTACGCAGGGGTGCCAGTCGACGTGCTGTAAAGGTAGACGGCGTTGTTGATGTAGTGATTAACGACGACCGGGTATGCTGGGTTCAACGCTGTCGTGGCGAGGTTAAAAGCGATCACATTCGCAACGCTGATGATGGTGATCTCTGCTCCGCCCCCGCCGAACCCGGACAGGTTGGTCAACCCAAAGACCGAGCAGAAGCGCTTGACCTCTTCGCGCGTCAACCGACCATTGCGAAACTTCCATTCGAGACGGTCGCACTCTTCCTTGTACCGCCCAAGCGTGGACCGGGTGTGAAGAAAAGCCATCTTAGCTGTCGTCCGATACGTCGAAGTTGAAGAGGACTTCCGCGCCGAGCAGCAGCGCATCCGTGGCCAGTGTGTCCGAGCCTGACGCGGCGTTTCGATAGAACTGAAAGATCAACAGGTCTTCCGACGCCGGAGTGCCAGCGATCGTGATCGCTGCCGTAGAGGAAGTGAGATGCTCGTTGTTCGCGGTCAGTGCGGTGTCGGTTACCTCCTGCGCGGTGCCCGGTGCTGCATCGAGCGCGTCTCCATCTCCGCAGGCAACTGCCTGCGCACCCCAGACCACAGCGCCGGAGCCGGAAGCGAACGTCCAGACAAATCGAACCGTAACCGTAGAGCGATCCCAGCCCTTTGGGGCTTTGATATCCGCTTGCACGTATTCGATGGTGGATGCGTCGAAGTCCAGCGTCTTTCGCATGATCTTGTTCGAGGACAACTCGGTAGTCGAGGTGCCAGCGCCATTCGTCGTGCGCGACATAAACGCTCCCGCCGGGAGCCACACCGTCTGCTTGCCTCGCAACACTGCCTTCGCCGGGTTAAGCAGCAGCATGTCGGTGCCGTCGTAGTAGTACAGCCCCGTCATGTTGGTTTGGATGTCCCCGATCACGAGCGCGACGCTATTGCCTTTCTTAATGGTCTTCGCGCCAAGCCCATTCAAGTTGAGCGTCGGATTCGTGATCGTGTTCGCGTTTGGGAGTTTCACTACATACACACGGCCCGTCTGGTAAGCAGACGGCACAGGCGAGTACGTCGCCGTGTATGTATCGGTGCCCGAACCCGTGGCGCCAATGGTGAGCACCGACGCGAGCGTCGAGGCCCACGCTGAGCCAGTGGACGAAAGGACGTTCCCTTCTGTGCTGAAGCCGATCATTCCCGCCACAGGCAAGCCCGTGCAGTTCGTCAGTACACCCGAAACCGGGGTGCCAAGCGCAGCCGTGACCAGCGCCGGGCTGTTAAACGTGCCGTTGTTGGTCGTTGGAGCGGTGAGCGTTTTGTTGGTTAGCGTTTGCGTGCCGTCGGTCGTGACGGTGATCGCGGCAGTAAGACGAAGCTCGACCACGTCCCCGGTCACCCACGTGCGCGCGGTCGTGCTCTCTTGCGCGCGAGCGCCAGCCGTGAGCGTGTCGGTGCTTCGCGCGGTGATTTGAATGATCTCGATGTTGTTCGAAGCGTCCTGCAGCGTGACGTAGAACCAGTCGCCGCCGGAGATGGAAGGGAATCGAGCGCCTTCGCCGCCTGCTACCGTGAAAGTACCCGTACCCGTGCCGATAGACCACGTGCCTACGGTGCTATACGCGTTGTTCTTGGTAAGAAGCGCGGCCATGAACTTACCCCTTGAGTTTCGCTAGGAATGCTTGGTAGAAAGCGGCGGCGCGCCCGTCGCCGATGTGTTCGTCGTCCTTGCTGGACGCACGAAACACGACGTAGTCGACAAGCGCAGTTTTGAATACGGCGGGCACCTCGTCGATTTCTTCATCGATCGTGAACGTGCTCGGGTTACGAACGTACCTGACATCCAGAGTTTGCGGAGTGACAGGGGCCTTCGGATAGATATAGAACTTGAGTGGGTCGTTCGCGAACCGCGACCATTGCCTTGCCGGACCCGCGGTGTCCGCGCGCCAGCCCGGATTGAAGGCGTTCATTGTGTCGAGATTGAACACGGTCAAACCTGTGCTGTTGTGGATGCACAGCACGTCCAACAACGCCACGGCATCGGAGAAGGTGATGCCCTGCTCGCACTGCCCCGGAGTGCACACCAGATCGCCGATGGTGGAGAAGAGTTCCGTTCGAAGTACAGCACACTCCACCACCCCGCCGTTCACGTAGGTCAGCATTTCCTCGTCGGATTGGCGGTAGCCAGTTGATGTGGCATTGGTGTCGCTCAGCACGTACCGGGCTTCGGTAATAATTTCTTGTGGAGTCATGCCGCGTGCCTTTGTAGAGGATGCCCCGCCGGGTGTTCCATTGTATCCCCAGATGCCGAATGCTCGCTGGCACCCCCACCCGAGGTATGGGGCGTCAAGCCGCCCGCACCACTATGGGTGGTAGGAGCGGTCCCAACGGCGTGATCGGACAGTCCCCCGTTGAGCGGGTGAACGTTGGTCGCTGACCCCGCCGTGTGGTCGATAAGCGCCGCGTCGTCCACATGCTCGACGGCGTCACCACCACCTGCGTGATCGAAGAAATTCTCAACTAGCGCGGCGTTGGCAACCATCACCCCCGTACCCCGGAACGTGGCCTTGTTCTCTCGCAGGGCGAAGAAAGTGCCGTTGCCGAAGAACTGGGTTTGGTAGACCGTGGCGCGAAGACTTGCCCGCCCGGAAATAGCACCAGACCCGGAGAAGGTGGCACTCGCCTGTGGGAACGTCCTGCCAGTGAGAGCGCCAACCCCGCCAAAAAGGGCGCTCGCCGCGTTGACTACCGCAGCACGGCAAACGATCGCACCTGCACCTGCCGTGCTCGCGAGTGCGTTTTGCACCCTGCTACCAAAAGCAATCAGGGCGCCAGCGCCCGTAAGCGCCTGCTCGACCGAATGGATCGACGGCCGATTCCAGCGGTTATTGATCGGGACGCTGTTAAGCGACTGACGGTAGCTATTGATCTCGGCCGTGCCCTGTGGGATGCGAAGCACGTACATCGTGCCAACACCAACGAACGTTGCGCGAGCAAGATTTATCTGCGACCCGCGCGCGGTGACTGTGCCGGTTCCGGCGAGCAAGGCCGTAGCCTGCTGGGTGTAGATAGCGAACGCCAGCAGCGCGCCCGTGCCCGTCAGGGTTGCTTCGCCGTCCCAGCGCGTGGGGGCGATCCTGTGGCCGTTGATCGACGTGCTGTTGAATTGCTGCAGGAAGGCGTTGATTTCTGCCGTTGCGGGGGGAATACGAAGCGCGTAGAAGGCGCCAGAGCCGAAGAACGTCGTCTTTCCTGCCAACGCGAACACCGCGGCTGCAGACAGGACGCCCGTCCCCGCAAACGTCGCTTCCGCGAACTTCTGCCGCAGGCCATTCGCAGCGAGCGCGCCCGCGCCCGCGAACGTAGCTCCTGCCTCCTGCCAACGATCGCCACGCACAAAAAGCGCGCCAGAAGCGGTGAGTGCCAGTCGGACAGCGTGCGTTATTGAGACAAGGCAGTCGAGGTTCCCCGTTCCCACAAACGTCGCGGCTGCGGGTAACAGCAAACAGGGAACGGCTGTCAGCGCACCTGTGCCAGCGAACGTAGCCGCAAGCGTCTGCCAGCGATCTGCGCGTGCAGTCAACAGCCCGGCACCAGTGAACGTTGCCGGGTTGCTGCGGTATATGACGCCGGTGTTGGCGACAATAAGCCCGGCGCCAGCGAACGTAGCCCGGGCTTGCTGCGTTTGAATAGCGGAAACCGTCAAGAGGCCCGCGCCAGCAAACTCAACTCGCCCGTTGCCCGTTTGCTTCGTCTCTACGGTCAGGACGCCAGCGCCAGCGAACGTCGCGCGCGCTACCTGTACTTGGACGATAAGGTCAGTGAGTAAACCCGCGCCAGCAAGCGTTGCTCGACCGTTGGAAATGACAACACCTGCGCTCGCAGTAACGAGCCCTGCACCAGCGAACGTCGCTCGCGCGACCTGCACCTGCACGATCTTGTCGGTGACGAGCCCTGCACCAGCGAACGTCGCTCGCGCGACCTGCACCTGCACGATCTTGTCGGTGACGAGCCCTGCACCAGCGAACGTCGCTCCCCCGGCCAACCGCAAGACAGTTTGAACAGAGACCGCACCTGCACCGGCGAACGTCGCCCGCCCAAGAAGCTGGGAAGCGGGAAATGCAATGAGAGCGCCTGTACCAGCGAACGTCGCCCGCCCGAGAAGCCGCGCTTCGGGGCGCGCAACGAGAGTCCCGGCGCCAGCGAACGTCGCCTCGCCTGACCACGCAACGAGGTCGAGGAATCCGTCGTCGTTGATCGGCGCGGAATTGAAGCCTAGATTTCGGCTATTCAGTTCGCCGTGCCGGGCCATCGACTTCGCTCCTTACGTCGGGATAGTCCTCATTTGAACCATCAGCTCGCCGCGGCCAAACGACTTGGTCGCTTCGATCGCTGCCTCCACCTTCGCCGACGCAAATGTGGCGCCGTAGTACCTCGCGCCCTCCGTGTTGGACCACGGACGATTCGGCATCGCAAGTAGGCGACTCAGCGCCCCTGCAGCGATATCTTCCAGATACCCAATGTGCAAACGGTCATCCACTTCGTCGGACGCGCGCGTGGGGGCTAGCGCAACCCGGATGAACACGTCGTATGAGTCGGTCCCTGCTGGCCGCGGATAGAAGTCCAGCACGCCGGGGTCGGGCTGGAAAACCGCCCTCGGCTGCCCCTCCGCTTCGCGCCAGTTCACCACCCGGTTATCCAGCTCTTGGATGTTTGTCACAGCGAGCGGGCGCCCAAGCAGCGACGCCACCATTACCTGCGCCACAACCGTGCTAGTCGGGGGAATGATCGTGTACGGCAAGAGCGCATCGGTGAGCGCAACCGTGCCGATGTCCGTCTGCCAGTACAGAGTCTCGTTGCAGAACTCGATCGCCGCATTGCGAATGGCGTTGAGTGCGACGACCTCGGGGCAGTCGGGCGCATCCGGCATCACCTCTGGCAGCCACGCCGTGTAAGCGACGGTAGCCATGGTTTACTTCGGCTTCGTCGCTCTCACATCGAGGTTCTTCGGCGCCGGGGTCTTCGCCTCCACTACCTCGATCTCGGGCGGATCGAGCAGGTCTCGTCCGTCTTGCGTCAGCTCCCAGTTCTTGTTGCCGTTCGAAAACTTCGCAGCGATGATCCGCTCAAACCCTTGCACCACAACCATGTCGACGCCAAGGTCCTGCGCCTTGAACTCTTCGAGCAGGCGTGCGATTTCCGGACTGATCTTCGTGGACATCTCACCTCCCAAAAAGAAGACTCGGGACACAATGTCCCGAGTTCCCCTATTACGACATGCGTTCCAGCGCGACGTTGAAGGTGATCGACCCCGTGGTGTGCGGCGTAGCAGGAGTGCCACCGCTGTACTGGAAGTAAATCTGCGCGCCCGCGGCCGAAGCCGTGTTGTTCACGCCAGTCAGGAACGGAACCTTCGCGTTACCCCACGGCAGCGACGCAGCCGGAGCCGATTCAAGGTCCGCGTTCGCGATGGTCGTCCAGACCGTAGTGCCGTCGGTCAAGCTCAGCAGCCGGTCGCCGCCTGCTCCGAAGTTGGTGCCGCCGCCTACGAGGATGACGTCCCTGATCTTGTACGTCGGCGCCGCGCCCTGCACAGCCTGCGTCGCCGCAAGAACGTTCACCTTGCCGGTGCCCGTGCTCGCGTCGAGAAGCGTCGCAGTGCAAGCCACGTCGACGTAGAAGATACGACCGATATCGATGAGCTTCGCCGTCTGCGCCCACTCACCGGCCTGTACCAATTCAAGTGCTGTAGCCATTGTTTTCTCCTTGTGAGTCCGGGGGGCCGAAACCCCCCGGAGCTACGTTACGCCGACAGCGCCGCGAGCTTATTCGCCCGGTAGGTGCTGGCCGAGCCAGAGGCCGTCACGACGTACATCTGCACGACCGACGCGTCGAGAGGCTTGGACGCGTTGACCGTACCGCCGTTGATCGAGCCACCGGTCGGCGGGAAAACAACCCCAGCGCTGGCGCCACCCACGATGAAGAAGATCGTCCCTTTCGGCAGGTTCGCCGGAATGGTGAACGCATCACCCGAGTTCGCCACAGTCGCCACAGTAAAGTCGGCGTTCAGGACGGTGCCACCCGCAAGAGTCTGGGTGGTCGAAGCCGTAGCGGCTGCTACGGTGATATCACGAGACATTGCCATGTTGATTCTCCAGTTCTGTGTGGTGACCGCTTACGAGACGAAAGCGGTTGCGAAGGCCGTGTCTTTCGTGGCCTTGAACCCGAAGATGTTCAGCGACCGGATGTAGTCGCCGAAGTCGTACGGGTTGCGCACCTGCTCGGTTTTGGTGATCTGCGAAGCGAACGTCAGCGCCGACTTGTGACCGGCGATGAGCAGGCGGCGTGCAGCCGTATGCGTCGCACCGATCGACTCGGAACCGTCGCCAGAGGTCATCGCCACGTTCGCAGCGCCGCGCGGCAGGTTGTTCGTCACGTAGACCGTGAAGCGGTCGATCGTGCCGATCCGGCCGTTGCGAACCATCGACTGGGAATCGCCCATGAACTGCGCTTGTGCGAGGTTCGACTGCATGAGCAGGTTCCGGGTGTACGGGTCGATGAGCAGCCAGCGATCCGTTTCCGGGATGTTCTGCTCATCGAGCACGCCCGAGAACGCCGTCAGCATCTGCAGAACGTTCGAGCCGGTCAGCGTGACCGGAGCGGTGTTCGTGCCGAGGTTGTACGACAGCGACTTGACGCCCGCGGTCGCGCCGCGATTGGCCGCGTCCGGCAGGCCGTAGGACGAGTTGAGCGACAGGTTGAAGAGCGAGGTCGAGTCGACCTTGATCTTCATCTGCATGCCCGCGTCGTTGCTGAACATGTCCATCAGGTTCGGCTTCGACTGGTACTCGATGACGTCGCTGATCTGGAAGGCGAAGTACAGCCCTTGGTCGATCGTCAGTTCGAGGGTCGACGGCCC